GATCCCAGTGTCGGTTCTGCCGCTTTTGTTAATGGAATCTATGAAGGTAAAGAATGGCTCTATGATACAAAATCAAAAGAGTATGTAGCCTACAATATTAAAAATCAGATTGAAAAAGATGTTATCACCCGTAGACTCACAGAAGAAAGAATGCTTCTTCATTTTGAAAATTATCTGAATCTTATCTGATAAAATATCAAGTTTTCTAAATAAATACAGAATCATTAAAACAGGTTATTGGAGAAAAAGATGCCTCGTACTAAAAGAACTCTTAGTGAAATGGAAGCTAAAAATTCCCATTCAGTGACAGCCGTGAATCGTAATGCCAAACCTGGCGAACCGATGAAGAAGCTCACCACTGGTATTCCTGATGGCCAAAGTGGTAATTGGGAAGATCTTGGTGGCCCAACTCCAGAAAATTCAAAGCCTGATGACGATTCAAATAAACTTGCCGATGCTGGTGCTCGTCTAAAGCGTGTATCCGATGCTGTCACCCGTAATGCTAAACCAGCAGAGCCAATGCAAAAGATGCGCGAAGAATACGACGAAGAGGATGAAGATTTAGAATATGAAGAAGATGAAGATCTAGAAGATGAAGATCTAGAAGATGAGGATGAAGATCTTCAGGAAGAGAAAGAAGAAGATGAAGATGAAGAGGACGAAAAGCCTTCTAAGAAGTCCAAAAAGTCCGAGAAAGAAGAAGAGGACGAAGATGAAGAAGAAGATTCTATGAAAGAATCTGCTGAAGAGGAATTCAATCTTGACGAAGATGTTGAGGCTATCGTGGCCGGTGAAGGTCTTTCTGAAGAATTCAAAGAAAAGACTCGCGTGATTTATGAGGCTGCGGTTCGCTCTAAAGTCGGCGAAATCCGAGATCGTCTTGAAGAGCAATATCAAGCCGCTCTCGTTGAAGAAGTTCAAGAAATCGCTGTTGAACTTCAAGAGCGTGTTGATGCTTATCTAGAGTATGTTGCTGACGAGTGGATGACTGATAATCAACTCGCCATTGAATATGGTATTAAGGAGCAGATCGCTGAATCTTTCCTTAGTAATCTGTTTAAACTTTTTGAAGAGCATAATGTAAATCTCCCCGAGGAGAAGTATGATGTAGTAGAGAATATGGTAGAAAAACTTGATGAGATGGAAAATAAACTCAACGAGCAAATCGAGAAAAATATGCAACTAACTCAGAAACTCTCTGAGTCCACTGCAGATAAAATCTTTGATGAAGTTGCTACTGGTCTAGCCAGAACACAACAAGAAAAGCTCGCTTCACTTGCAGAGAGTGTTGAGTTTGAGAGTGAAGAAACCTATCGTGACAAATTAGCAACTCTTCGGGAATCTTATTTCCCCCAACAAAAGAGAAGTCTAAATGCTCAACTTGAAACGCTATCTGAAGGTACTGAAGTTCCACAAGTGGTAAATTATTCTGATTCCATGGAACGGTATCTTAAAGCCGCGTCACTTGTAGCTAACACTTGAATTTAATATTCAATCAAACCCAAAACAACACATTTAAGAGGAAAAGTAAATGTATTCTGCTCCAACCCATCTCCTAGAAAAGTGGGCACCCCTTCTGAATTATGATGGCCTAGATCCTATCAGAGATCCACATCGGCGTGCTGTTACCGCTCAACTTCTAGAAAACCAAGAAAAATTCCAACGTGATGAAGCTGCCTTTAATGATGGCACTCTTCTAACCGAATCACCTACCAACTCTGCTAACGCTCCAGGTTTTTCTGGTGGCTTCACTGGTAGTGCCTCTGCTGGTGGTCCTGTAGCCGGTTTTGATCCAATTCTAATCAGCCTTATTCGCCGCGCTATGCCGAATCTGGTTGCTTATGATCTAGCTGGTGTTCAGCCAATGAACGGTCCATCTGGTATTATCTTTGCGATGCGCAGTCGTTATACTAATCAAACTGGTCCTGAGACTTTCTTTGATGAAGTAAACTCTTCTTTCTCTGGTCAAAATAGTGGCTTTAATCTTGCCGGTTTCGGTTCAACCGCTGCTGGTATTGGTACTACTACTCAACGTGGCAGTAATCCTGGTCTTCTGAACCCAACAGAAACTTCTACTGAAGTTTATAATCTGGGTCAAAGTATGGAGACTGGTGATGCTGAGAATCTCGGAAATGGTACTGATAACCAGTTCAATGAGATGTCTTTCAGCTTTGAAAAAGTTACTGCAACCGCTGGTAGCCGTAAGCTTGCTGGTGAGTATAGCCTGGAACTGATGCAGGATCTAAAAGCGATTCATAATACTTCCGCTGAAGCTGAACTCGCTAATATTCTTTCCACTGAGATTCTTTCAGAAATCAACCGGGAAATTATTCGTACTATCTATAAGGTAGCAGAACAAGGTGCTGTTAATAACGTAGCCACTCCTGGTGTATTTGACCTTGATATTGACTCCAATGGCCGTTGGTCTGTTGAGAAATTTAAAGGTCTTATTTTCCAGATTGAGCGTGATGCTAACGCTATTGCTCAGCGTACTCGTAGAGGGAAGGGTAATGTTATCATGTGCTCCGCTGATGTAGCCTCCGCGCTAACTATGGCTGGTGTACTTGATTATACTCCCGCTCTTAATGCTAATCTAAATGTTGATGATACTGGTAATCTATTTGCTGGTACTCTGCTCGGTAAATATCGGGTTTTTATTGACGCTTATTCCGCCAACGTGAGTAATACTCACTATTATGTGGTTGGTTATAAGGGTAGCAATTCTATGGATGCTGGTATGTTCTATTGTCCTTATATCCCACTGCAAATGGTGCGTGCTGTTGATCCTAAGCAGTTCACTCCTAGAATGGGATTTCTCACTCGATATTCTGTTGTTGCTAATCCATTCGCGGAAGGTCTTGAACAGGGTCTCGGTCGGCTTCGTGTTAATAGCAACAGATATTACAGACGAGTTGCTATTCGTAACCTTTCCTGATCTTTTAATCAACAAGATGTATATTGGAGGCAGAAATGCCTCCTTTTTTATTGCAATTTTAATCTCAAATAACCACAATCAAATAACTTCTTATACTTCGGCTTTTCGCAATAAAAACACTCATGTTCATTCCCATTACATTCTTCTTCAATAACATCACGATTAAATAAAAATAAGTATCTCCTATTAGTATAATAATAACTAGGAGCAATAACAGAGTCAACAACAAATCCATAACTTTTTAATAATTTACCATCAGAAAAACGACGATCAATATCGCAATATAAATCACCAGAATTAAACTTTCTAAATTCATCCAAACACGTCTTAAATCCACCAATAACACTGACACCCATTCTTGAATCATTCCTAACAATAAACCATTTATTATCAATAAGCTTAAAACATAATAAATGAATCAGACTACGTTTATCGTATAAACCAACAGAGATAAACTCATCTTCTAGTGCACCAAAGATACTATTTGTAATTAAAAATTTATTAGTTATTTTCTTATCAATAAATTTAACCTGACACTCTTTACTGTGAATTCGTCTATTCTTTAATAACTTTCTTTTCACTAGACTCTTACAAATTAAATTATTATAATCCCATTCAGAGCTAAAAAATTGTATAAGTTGAACACCATTCTCTAAAGCTTTTTCCGTCTTAATTAAATGATATTCTGGACCTTTGATTAAACAAGGCTTTTTCTCATTAGGCTTATAACAGTGTGAATATAATCCATTATACTCAAAAGCGATATTTTTAGAAGGAACAAAAACATCTAATTCTTTTCCGCGTAAAAGAAATCTATCATATTCAATAACATTACAATCCGTTATTCTTTTAACATATGATGATAATTTCTTCTCTCCTTTACTTGTAAACTTACGAGTAGGAACATGTTCATTTGAACTTCTTATTCTGATGTCATGTTTGATTAATGCATTGCGAACTAAATTTACATCACAATTAAACTTGTCTCTAATTCTTTTTATTGACCATTTTTGTGTTACATAAAGATCATAAAGAAATTCTTTTTGCCCCAGAGCCTTGATTGTTTCTTGATTAGTTGCTCTCGCATTTTTAACAGCATCTTTTAATCCATGTTTTTCTATCCATGTAACAACTGTCGGCTCAGAAACTCCAA